CATTTCTGACAGCGTCAGCTGTAAATACAAATTCATTTACACTTAGTCTTGCAGGTACATCATCTGCTTTTTCTTCTTTACCTATTGGTACAAATCCACCTTCAGCTCTATAATCTTTTTCCATGCCTCCAAGGTTCATAAGCCCACCTTCTTGAGCAGCTACTCTTCCACCAACAGCATAATTTGGATAAGGTAAGTACATATTTCTTGGTGGTAAAAAAGCATAATACTCTTCTATTCTTTTAATTTGTTCAGGATCTCCTGATTCATAAGCTTTATCTATTTCAGATCTAATACCAGCTGGTAATACTTCATTACCTAATGAGTCTTTTAATCTACCACCTCTGTTATTAAAACCTTCTAAATTATCTTGTTTAGCCGGACCCATAGCAGCTCCACCTAATGTAACTAAACCAGCTATTTTTAATGGATCTAAGTTTGCAAAAGAAAAAGCTTCTTTGCCTGGTTTTAAAAATAAACTAGAACCTAATTTACCAAAACTAAAACCAGGAGCATTAGGTCTCAAACCTCCAAATGTACCTCCACCTAAATAATAAGCACCACCTGCTAGTAATGCTGCTTTACCTAAATCACTTTTTAAAACTTTTCCTGCTGCATCAGCTACACTACCTACAGCTTTTTTAACACCTTTAACTATCTTACCTAAAAAATATCCTTGTCTTGGTACAGCATTCATAATGCCGCCACCTGCTCTAGTAATTCTACCACCGTTAGCTGCGTATCCAAGTGTTACATCTCTACCAATTTTTTGTCCGTCACCAAATCTATAGTCAAATGTTGTTTCTTCTGCAACATCGTCCGTGGTCCCTGTTCCAACACCTATACCATAATTAATAGGTACGTAACTTTGATTACCTTCTCCTCTACCAGACCCGTCAGGTGGTCCATAATCAAAAAGAGTGTTTCCAAAAATGTCTTTAACAGGGTTTCCAAATTCATCTCTTCGAATAGATTTTATACCAACTTTACTCATGTCTCCTGCAACAGATAATCCAGGTGAACCTATATCTTTTGCATATTTTGCAAAAGCACCATTATCAAATTCTGTTAAAGATTTAAAATCGTCAAAAGAAAATTTAGGTTGATCTTTAAATTTACCAGAAAAATCAAATTGTGTATTTTCTAATAAATTTTTTAAATTTTGTGGTAACCTATCGTATTTTGCAGGATCAGTAATTTGCAGACTTGCTAAAAATTGAAGTTCGTTTTTAGGATTGTTTGGAACAAGATTATATAATCCTTTTTGTCTATTTGTCAGGTACTTTTTTCCAAAATCAAATATATTAAAATTTTTTTTAGGTGCACCGTAATTAGATTTTTCTAATTTTCTTTTTTCAATATCTTTTTTAATTGCTTGATTTCTTCTGTATTGTTCTGTTACTGCATTTTGATTTGCTATTTGTTGATCAGTAAAACCTTGTCTACCATCTCTAGCACTGTCGTCTCTACCAATTGGTCCACCAGATCTACCCGGATTAGCCGACTTATCAAAAGATTGTGTAGAAGCATCCATGCCTCCACCTCTAAAACCTTTTCTTTTAATTGCTGTTATACCAGCCATGACTACATCCCTCTGTTATAGAGACCCATCAAACCGCCGTTGGCTGCCATTGCAACTTTTTCTCTGACATCAACATCAGCTATTCCGCCACCAGGCATCTGCTCTGCCATGTTAACGTTTTCACTCATGCTCATTTCTGGAGCTTGAGATCTAATTCCTGATTGATCTTGTTGCAACTGTTGTAAAATTTGTTTCCAGATACCACTTTGAAAAAAAGCTTCAAAACTAGCAAACTGAACTTTTTGTTGTGGTTCCATTTGTGACCATATTTCTGCCGCAATTTCCATGCCTTGTTGGTCTTCGCCACCACCCATTCTAATATCACCACGACTGTACTTAATGTCTGGTGCCCCAGCTTGTATAGATTCTGTCATTGAAATTTTTTCGTCCATAGTATCTCCTTTTACTTTGTTTTTGCGAACAAATCAAGAGGTGGCATGATAACTGTTACATCTCTCTGCACGTCTTCTTCAGGTATATTAGCAGCTTTTAGAGCCTCTTCAGTCTCGTATACTTTACCTGTTTTCTTGTTCTTAATTGTTGTTATTATCTTTTCTGGTGTTAGCATTTTTATTTCACTCATTATGTTGTTACCTCTTTCTTAATGTTTAAATAGCTAATAGCTACATCAAACGAATCAGAGCTG